GAGTTGCTATGGATGACTTGAGTATTATGCAGAGAGTAGGAATGGCTTTTGTTGAGCTAGATAAACTACCTGATTACTACCAGTACTTGCTCTATGTAGCAGTCACGGCAAGCTTTGGCATACGTGGTGCTGACAAGCTGATGCAACTGAAGGGCGGTAAGTAACACATGGCTGAAAAAACAAAAGGCAAAGGTGGTTACGGTCCGGGTATGTTCTTCCCTAGTCAGGTAGACTACGGTCAAGAACCATCTGATGTAACTGCTGGTCAATTTGCGAGCGATGTAGAGTTAATTAGAGGTCAAATAAGAGCGTCACAGCAACAAGACGATTTTAGTGATGTAAGTGGCGCTGACATACTTTCAGAAATAGGAGAAGGCGGTGGGTGTCAAAAAGCTCAACACGTTCCTGTTTTTATTAACGGTGTGCCTAGCGGATGCGCTAGTATTACTTATTTTGATGATTATTTTGACCCCGGTATTGCTGGCGGCGGTCCGACAATTCAGATTCCTAGTTTTGAGTCTGTATATGGAGAGCTTCCTGAAGGTACAGTAACTTGGCAAATAGGTGATTTTAACGGCGACGGTGTAAGAGAAGTTTACGCTATCGACGCTGACGGTAATCCCCATACTGTCTACGGTTATGATGATTCTGGAAATGTAACTTCTAGTCCGTATGAAGAAGGCACAACAGAAGCTACCGGATTAGAAGAGTACTATGAAGTATTTGGTGAAGGTCTTGTTAATGATGTAATTGACAAGCTGGGAGACTTTATAGACAAAGCCGAAGACGCTGTAGATGATCCTTTAGGCGCTGTTAAAAACATACTTGATAATGTACTACCTGCGGCTAAAGATTGCGAAAGCTGGACAGACCCATGTACTAGTGGCGGTAATCCCTGTTGGAAAGACTGTGTAGAAGTTGGTTTAATCTTTGGTATTCCCGGTCTTCCTATGCCTCCGGGCATGGTAGGAGCTACTGTACGTGACATTGAAAACGCTGTTAAAGAAGCAGGACAAACAATAGGTGACTTTATAGAAGACCCTGTTGGCACTATTAATGAGATTATAACAGAAACTAAAAAGAAAATTCAAGGAGTTTTTTCTAGTGGTGCTGATCCGCAAGGAATTTACGATTGGATAAAAGGCATTTTAGGCAATGTAATCGGCGGTATTGTTTGGAACGAAATTGGTGAAACTATTGACGAACTTTTTGTCAGCGGTGAGGACGAAAGTGAAGATGGAGACGATACCACTATTGATTACGGAATGTGTGATGACGGGCTAACTCCAAAAAAAGACGAGGGCGGTACTAACTGTTCTGGAGTAGAACCAATAAACGAAATAGGAGATCCTTGTACTACTGGTGACGAAAAAGACGGAACATATCAAGACGTAGACGGCGAATTAATGTGTGTTTCTGGTACTACAGACGGCGATGGTGGCGATGATGACGATACTACTGTAACACCAGAAGAACAAGATTGTGAAAATCAAGGTAAAGTTTATAGCCCAGATGAAAAAAAATGTGTTGACAGGAAAAACAAATGTCCTGATCCATTAAGAGAAGTAGATTATTTAACTGGAGAATGTAAAGACGAATGTACCAACGGTAGTTTAGCTAACGATCACGTAGATGGAAAATGCTGGCAACCTGAAAAAACTGATGTTGACGATGGTGATGACGGAGGTACAGACGAAACAGATTGCTCAACAATTACTGACAGTAACTTTACCGCTTGTGGTAAAAAGAAGTGTGATGAAAAACCCGGAGCAGTATTTACTTACGTAGACGTAGAAGAAGAGTGTCAGTACAGGGGTGGCGGTATAGACACAGTTACAAAATGTGATGACGGTTCTGACCCAGATCCAAACACAGGTTGTAGAGAAGATTGGTGTGATGACGCTAGGACTATTCCTAAAGTACCGGGAGAAGACTGTCCTGTTGACGTCGTAGACTGTAGTCAAATTACAGACGAAAACGCAAAGCAGTGTGGTAAGGAAAAGTGCGCTGATGGTACTTTTAAAGACAAGGGCACTTGTCCTGATATTACAGAATGTCCTAACGGTCAGCAATTAGTTAACGGTGAATGTGTTACTATATACACTTGTGATGACCCTAACGCAACTACTAGACCAGACGGAAGCTGTGGACCATGTAAAACAGGATACGTATTTGACGGTGCTGTAGAACGCTGTGTACAAGAGTCAGTAACCGATCCGTGTGATGATCCAGCTTATGCGGCGGCTAATCCTACAGAGTGTGGATCGCTTCCTCCTGACTGTACCGACTGTAGCTGTGCTAAGTATGCGGCGGCTAATCCAGATGAGTGTGACACTGGTGGTGGCGGTGATGACGGAGGTGGTGACGATGGTAGCACTGGAGGCGGCGTCGGTATGTTCCGACCACAGGCAAGCGCTCCTCCGTCACTAGGTGACCCACAGCTTTTGGCTAGAACGGAGTTCCCAATCGTAGATTACTTGTCTGAGTCTCTGGCACAACAAACTAAAGGCGAGTTAATGCAAGGTATGCTAACAGGAAACATAGTATGACGTATTTAAACCTAGTAAACAACGTACTGAGGCGTCTAAGAGAAGACACAGTAACGACTGTTAGTGCCAACACGTACAGCGCCATGGTTGGTGACTTTATCAACGACGCAAAGCAACTCGTGGAAAACTCTTGGGATTGGTCTAATCTTAGGTCTACTCTAACGATTGCTACGGTTGCTGATGATTACACGTACTCACTCACGGGTTACCAAGACCAAGGTAAGATTCTGAACATCATCAACGATACCTCTAATATTGTTATGGAGTACAAGCCTCAGACTTGGTTTGACGATAAGTTTTTGGTCAATACGCCGACCTCTGGCGCTCCGCAGTACTACACGTTTAGTGGCATCGACGGCTCTGGTGACGCACAGATAGATGTGTACCCAAAGCCTGACGGTGTTTACTCACTGAAGGTCAAGAGTGTCATTAGGAACGTAGCGTTGAGTGCTGACAGTGACACACTGGCTATCCCTAGTCAGCCTGTAATTCACATGGCAGTAGCTCTGTTAGCCCGTGAACGTGGGGAGACAGGCGGTACGTCAACACCAGAGTACTTTGCTCTTGCTGACAAGTACCTGTCTGACGCTATTGCTCTGGACGCACAAAAGCACCCTGAAGAAACTATTTGGTACACACCCTAGGAGAAGCTAGATGGCCCAGCCACTACAGAGTATTAACCTAGTTGCTCCTGCGTTTAAGGGGATCAACACAGAGGACTCTCCGCTTGCACAGGATACGTCTTTTGCGGAGATTGCAGACAACGCTATTATTGACAGACGAGGACGATTAGCTTCACGCAAAGGTAACTCTGTTTTAACCACAGACAAGACTGTGTTGGGTACAGATTACATCCACAGAATACACGAGTTTTACGATAGTGCTGGAAACGAAGTAATCTTTAGTACTGGCAACAACAAGATTATGACAGGTACGACAACACTGGTTGACGCAACTCCGGGGTCGTACACAATAACAGACAACGATTGGAAGATATTTAACTTTAACGATCACGCTTACTTCTTCCAGCGTGGGTACGAGCCTCTTGTGTACAGCAACAGTCTAGGCGCAGTAACTAAGATGTCCAGTGTATCTGGTGCATCCGTAACAGCATCTCAGTACGCTCACGAGGCTATCGGTGCATACGGACGAGTGTGGTGCGTAGGTAACGCTACTGATGACAACATTATCTACTGGTCTGACTTGCTAATAGGACACGATTTCTCTGGTGGATCTAGCGGATCTATTGACGTATCTAAGGCGTGGCCTAACGGGTTTGACAAAGTTGTAGCTATAGCGGCACACAACGGGTTACTCGTGGTGTTCGGTGAAAACAACACGTTAGTTTATAGTGGTGCAGAGAGTCCTGCAACAATGGCTATACAAGACACCATTCCCGGTGTTGGTTGTGTAGACAGAAAGAGTGTACAGAACATAGGAACAGACTTGTTGTTCCTGACTCAGACAGGTCTCAGGAGCTTGGGACGCTCTATACAAGAGAAGTCCTTGCCTATTACCGACTTGAGCAGAAACATCAAGCAGGAACTGATCGCTAACACTAAAGGTAAAACAGAGCCAGTCAGTACAGTGTACAGTCCTGAGAACTACTTTTATCTTCTGTGCTTTCCTGATCTCAACCTCGTGTACTGCTTTGATGTACGAGGTACACTGGAGAACGGTGCGTACAGGGTAACACGATGGCCTAGTGTGGACTTCAAAAGTTTCCACAGGGACAGAAACGGTGACATATACATAGGCACAACAGCGGGTATAGGTAAATACGATAACTACTTTGACAACGGTAGTGTCTATCGTTTTCGTTACTACAGCCCCGGATTAAGCTTTGGTGATCCATCTAAAATTAAGATGTTGAAAAAGATTAGACCTACGATTATCGGTGGCAACAACGCCGACATATTTCTCAAGTGGTCTTACGACTTTTCAACAGCAACCAGCACTAGCACGTTTAGAACCAGCAGTGCTACACCCGGATTCTACGGACAGTCTGAGTACAACGTAGCTGAGTACTCCGAAGAAGGTAACATTATTAGTAGATCGTCTATTAATACTACAGGTTACGGATCGGTAATCAGTGTTGGTCTTGAGACAGACATCAACGGATACGCACTGTCCATACAGGAAATGAATGTACTAGCACTGATAGGTAAAACGCTATGATGATGATGAATTACAATAAAGATAGAGGTACTTACTAATGGGCATTTTAAGTGGTCTCATTCCCGGTGAAATTGAAGACCTGTTGACTGCGGCGCTTCCGACAGCAACAGAGCCTGATGTCACTTTTCAACCGTTTACAGTAACAGGACCAACAGGATCAGTAAGCGCTGGCCCTGCTGGAACCAGTTTTTATTTAGGCGGCACAGGGCAAGCCCTTCAGAGCGCACTGGAACAGGCGGCACTCTCTAGGGTTGGCACTGCTCCTGCTATCGCTGGAGACTTAGGTGTTGCTGGCGGTGAGTTACTGGGACTAGGGCGTCAACAGTTAGGTGTTTCACCCTTTGGCCTCGCTGGTCAAGAAATGGCGGCACAACAGGCGTTTGGCTTAGGTGGGCAGTTCATGAACCAAGCTGGTATGCCTATGGGTGCTAGAGAACAAGACGTGTACGACCGTATCAGGGCTACACAGCTTGCTGAAGAAGAGAGACAGAGGCTAGCTCTAGAAGAGCGTCTGTTTACCCAAGGCAGAGGTGGTGTACGTACAGCTATGTTTGGTGGAGCACCAGAGCAACTTGCGTTAGCTCAAGCACAACAGGAAGCTCAAAACAGAGCGGCTCTCATGGCAATAACTCAAGCACAACAAGAGCAGAGACAAGCGGCTGATATTGGCGCTACTTACGGTCAGTTAGGCTCTAACATAGCTACCCAAAGACAGGCGCTGGAAGCCGCACAACAAGCGATGGCTATGGGTGCAATGCAGGGCGGCATGGGTCTCGCTACAGGCGGTCTAGGGTTAGAACAGGCACAGCAACAGATTGGCTTAAGTGCGCTTCAGGGAGCTTACATTCCTCAAGCGGCTATGTTGTCTGCTTTCTCTCCTGCACTCAACGTGGCTGGCTTGGCTGACGTTGCACGTAGACAGCAGGGTGAGCTTGATCTTGAAACACAGATGGCTAACATTTCTGGTGAGGTAGGCCGAAGGACAGCGCTGGCTAATATGTACGGTGGTTTGTACGGCGGTCTTCTGTCTGCTGGTGGTAGTCTGGTTGGCGACATACTGAATTATATTAAGAAACCGTAGAGGATACATAAGATGGCTTACGATATAGGCGGAATGCTGGCTAGATCAGGACAAACAGTTGGTCAGGCTATCGGTGGAGGCTTTGCTGACTTAGGTACTGGCATTGGTACTGGCATAGGTGGTATGTTGACTCGACGCAGGGAAAAACA